TGTTTTTGTTTGTTTCTTCTAGTTCATGGTAGTAGTTGTTGATTTCTTGTTGTGTGTCAAAGAGAAAACCTAGTTTGTCACCAATGTCTTTGATAAGTTTAAGTTCAAGTTCCTCGTAAGACTGTTGTTTGGCTGAGACTGCTTTGGCTTTCTTTTGCGCCACAGGCTTTGGGGCTTCTTCTGTTGGCTTGGACTTGGGCTTTCCGCTAAGTAGACCAATGAACCACTGCCAAATGCCCTTGATGGCTTTGACATCTGCAAGTACGCCTTCAACTGTCTTCTTAGCACCTTCAAGTTCCATTCGCCCCTCATGGAGCATTGCACAGCCTTGCTTAATAAAGCCAACTGCACCTTGCGCCAACATGAGGAGAGAAAAAGGATCAATGGGATGCTCCTACGGGTTATACATGAAGTATGGTTCTGTAACTTCTTCTTCAACAGGTCTTTGTGTCATAGAAGAACGTGCTCCCAAATAGCCAGACCTCAGAACACCTTGTCCAATTGCGTTAGCAAAATCTCCCACATCGCCTGGTCGCAGTAACCCCTTTATGTCTACATCTTTTCCACTTTTGCTAATCAACCTTGTAGAAGCATTTTCTATCGCTGTTAGACCATCTTTATCTAAAAACAGTTTTCTTTGAGCCTCTTTTGTTGCATTATCAATGTTTGCTTGACCAATCAATGAAAGTATCCTAAAGCCTTTATTGAAAACGCTAGATATTTGATTAACAGCAATTCCAGCAATTTGTTGTGGGCGAACTCCACCCGTCATACGCTCTAATGCTGAAGTTTCTTTAATAGCAACATCTTTAATGTTTAATCTATTTATATCAATTTTCTTCGATAACTGAGAGACATCTGCTAAAGCGGTTAATTTATCAACATGGTCTTTGCCAAAAACCTTAATAAAAGCCTCTTTGTTTGCGTTTAAATAATCAAATGGCTGTGGTGTATCAAGCATTTTGGTAACCATGCCCTCTTTTAAAGCCATGTTTACATTTGCTTGATCTTGAGAAGGAAGTTTCTTTAAGTCAACACTTAATTTATTAAAGTATCCTTTTCCACCAGAACCCAACAAGTTGTTAACAACTCCTTCAATACCTCTGTTGTCATAGTCGTTCAAGAAACTTTGACCAAGCCTTGCTTTTGCTGACTTTGCCGCATCATCAATTGCAACCTTTTCTCCAGCCAAATAACTTGCTCTTACTCTTGCATCCTGTAAGTTTGCCTTTAAGGATGGAACTTCATCAAGAATGTCGCTAAAGCCACCATTGTTGCTATTTTTTGTAATTAACTTGTCTAGTTTTACAGGGTCAACTAAGCCGTTTTTGTCTATTGCGGAGTTAAATAACTTTGACATGATTGCTTTTTCCACCATTGGAACGCCCTCATCTCCAGCAATACGCAAGAATTGTTTTGTCGCTGTTGGTGATGATGCTATCAATGGAGAAATACGCTCTGCATACTCCTGCGAACTTATCTTTTGAACGGCAGTTGCGTCTTTAAACGGAATTCCAATCTTGTTGTAGTAATCAGTATCTAGTTGCGTCATTGCTTGACCAAAAGTCATGCTCTCTCCACGCAAGTTGACATTGACATTTCCATTTGCTGTTTGCACTTGATTTAAAGCGTCATCAACCCTGTCTTGCAATATGCGTAACTTATCCTTGGTTACATCAGATTTAACATTACGTATATCCTCTGCAACCCTACGCTTTAAAGAGTCTAGGCTTGTCATGTCCATGCCTAAAGACAAATCGCTAGTTGTAGTGGCAGGCAAGTTATCACCAGCACCAGATGGTTGCATACGAGAACGCATAGCACCAAACTTATCGGATTGTGTTTTTACCAAGCGCAATAAGTCTGACTGTCTTCCCCAAGGGTCTGACTGAAACAAGTCCTCAGCAGTTGCCAATAAACGTGCTGTTTCGTTAGCAGGAAGAATTGCTCCTTGCTTTGAGGCTTGCCCAATAACACTATCGTATTCTGGTGATATTGCTTGCCTAGTGGCTTTTTCTCTAGCAATAGCAAGATTTTGCATTGCCATGCCTTGTTGCAATGGTGTTGATGTTCCAGCCAAATCTAAATTAGATGTAAGTTTAGATAATTGCTTATCAATAAACTTTACTCTTTCATTTAAGTCGGTTTCAACCTCTGCTATTTTCTTTGTTGCTGATGGCAATTCTTCTGTTGGAGAGGGGTAAAGTTCCGCCCTTTTCTTGTTAACAGCAGATTGGATATCAGAATATAGAGACTTCAAGTCTGAAGCAAACCCAATATCATTTTCAGCAAGAGACTTCAATCTTGTAGACAAGACAATATTGTCAAGCCCTGCTACGCCCAATACACTTTTTTCACCAGTAACAAACTGAAGCCGTTTTTGCACTTCATCAAGTCTATTTTTCAAGGAAGGATCAGCCTTAAAAGCCTCGCCTAATAAATCTTGCGCCCGTGATAAGCCTTCAACCTGTGCTAAATCTTCAACATTAAAGTCTTTTATGCGATCTTTTGCTTTGCCAAACAATCCTTCTGCGGCTTTACCAACGCCAACACCAGTGCCTAGCGCAAAAGTAATTCCACCAATAACTTGTCCTAATGGGCCAGCAACCTGTTCGCCTACTGTTCCACCTAGTTCTCCAGCAACGCCTGGAACTGTTGCCAATCCCATTCTTAATCCAGTTGAACCTACTTTAAGTGGGCCACCTAATATTGTTGTTGGATCAAATGCCGCCTCTATTCCTGCACCAGCATACTTTTGTGCCGTAGTAGCAGGACGCATACCCGTATCAACACCAAGACGCTGTTGTATGTTCTCTGTTGTCAAACCTAACATTTCTGGCTGTGTTGGAAATGCTCCAGCAAAAGTTCCAGTTTGTTGTGCGCCACCAGCAGTTAAAGAAGATGGAAAGCCTGTAAGACCTCTTTTTGCACTTTCTACTGCAAACTCCATAAATGATGGAGGTCTTTGTTCTGTTTCACCCATAAGCATAGTTGCCGCAGGGCCGCCACTTTCAGCGGCAAATTGTTTTTGCAAATACGCTATTGCATCATTTTCAGACGCACCTTCAGGAGCATCTACTTCATACTGCGATCCGTCTGGTGCTGTAACAATAAATTTAGCCACAATATCACCCCTTAATTAATTCTTCTTGCTGAGAATCCAGTTTGCCCAGATGGTTTTTCTACACTAACAGATGGTTTTTCAGCACCCGCTTTGGCTGGTGGCGTAAATTCTTTAAATTTACCCAACTGATCATCAATAGATTGTATAAATGATTCGTAATTAGGGCTTTTTGTATAGCCAAGTTGCTTTGCTTCGTTGATAACAAAATTCTTTTGCTCAATAAGCGCACCACGATAGATGGCAGAAACATATTTTTGTGCTTCTTCTTTTTGTTGCCTTGTTCCTCTGCCACTAAAGAATTCAGTTGCAGATTGTGCCAATCGGTCATCTAAACCACCAGTTCTAGCAAAACGCTGAATGTCTGCTTTTGATAACGGCCCTGTTTCCCCTGTCAATCTTGCTAAAGTAGCAGGAAGTGCTTTGGCGGCAATATCGTTACCTGTTACACGATTTATTGTGTCAAATGCGCTTGGAGCCTCAGAGATAAGAGCAGATGTTTTTTTCATTGTGGGGTTTGAATCTACAAACTTTCTAAAGTCCATCCAATCTTTTTGTGCCACAGGTGCTCCAGGCGGGTAAACCTTAACAGCACCTTTGTCTGCAACAGTTCCTTTTTGCTCTTCAATTAACTTATTAACAGTCGCTTTTTGTTCTTGCGTTAATGACGCAAAAGACATTCCAAACTTTTCTTCTGAAAGTGCTTCTCTGTCAATGCCAAATCGCTGTTCTTTGTCTGGTTTTTCTACTAATACCAACCTAGTAATATCGCCAGTTTTCTCATACTCTGAAATACTTTGGGGAGTATATTTACCAGACCTAATAATTTGTTGGACAGGATCAAGACCTTGACGCTCACGCAAGTTCTTTGTAATCTGTGATTCTCTTAACTCTAGTTCGCTACCTTTTTGTAAAGCAATCTGTGCGCCTTGAGGGTCATTCTTTGCAAGAAGTTCTTTAGCAAGGCTTTTAAAGCCTTGTGGAGTAGATAGGTCATATTTCTGACCAAGTTCCGTTCTTTGGCTATACATCATCATTACAGGGTCTTGTGCGCCCAATGCGCCACCAACAATATTACCTAGTCCTCTTCCACCAATGTAAGCCATTGCATTAGTGCGCTCATAGGGGTCAAGTTGAGCAAACTCAATTGCTTGCTTGCGTGTCTGCTCTTGTCTGTTTTGCTCGTATATCTCTGGAGATACGCCAAACAAATTACCCATTATTGAATCTTGTGCCATGTTTATTTCCCCTAATTAAGATGACCAAAATTCTGCTGGCCCTTGATCTTGAGTAACTCCAGAAGGAGATTCCCACCAATTCTTTATTTGACCTTGTAGATATTTGTTTGTTGCTCTTCCAAAGTCACTCCCTGAAACGCTACTTAAAGCAGTTGCATAAGGATTTAGAGCATTAGCCTTTTGCATTGCCTCTGCCGCACCTAGACCACCAGCAAGCAAATACCTTCCAGCAGTTGCGCCAGCCGTAGCAGACCTACCACCAAGAGCAGAACCCAACTCCAATCCTTGTTGACCCATTGATTCAATAGTTCCACCCAAACCAAGCGATGTTTGGAATGGTGATAACGCACCAACTTGACCAGCCTGATACTGACCAAGCAATTGCGAACCTGTGCCAAACAGCCCTGCACCAAATGCAGTTTGCCGTTGACCAGCCTCTTGTGCTTGAGCCGCAAGTTGTAAATCTTGTTGTGCCAAGGCGTTGTAATACGCTTCCATTTCAGGAGTAGTAGCACCTAATCCTGCCGCACCACTAGGTCTAGCACCCGTAGCACCCACAGACAAGCCTCCACGCCCTGTTTGGAAAAGCCTATTTTGTAATTGCGCCATTTCTCTCTCACGACTAGGCGCAAGTAAGTCTTGTTGTCTAGCAATGTATTGTTGCGCTACTTGTTCAGGAGTTTGAGCCAAATACTGTTGACCAAGACTAAATAGCCCACCTGCCGCACCTTGTAGAGGAGCGTACTGCTGTGGAGCCATTAAGCCCTGTTGGATTTGTTGTTGCGATAGGGCTTGTAACTGATCCTGATATTGTTGTAGTTCAGGAGATACTGTGTATCTTGCACTCTGCAAATATCCTTCAGGACTCATCTCAAACTGAGATGCACCAAAGCGTGTTGTAACTCCAACAGGACGGAATTTTGCCGCTTCAGCCGCTATTCGTGCTGATTCTAGTTGTGCGGCGGCGGCTGTACCTGCCGCACTCTTTGTGGCTTGACCTTGTACAAGCGAACCTGCAAATGCGAATGGCATATCAAATCTCCTTTGCTACCGCTACATGAGTAGCATTAAAACCAAGTTTCTTATAAAACATATCTAACGATTCTTTTAGGTTATAACTTGCAACCAAACTCTTACAGTTATTCTTTTTAGCCATTTGTTCAACAAGTTTAAACATCTTCATTCCTATTCCTTGACCTCTGTACTCTGGTTTTAAAAAGAACATATCAACTTGACAGCAAGTCTCATCGTAGTATGGGCTTTTGTAAAACAAGTAAAACGCATAACCAATTGTCTTTTCCTCATCTTTGGCTATCACCACACGAAAGTTACCAATTACTTCCCTATCAAACATCGGATTTTTATTCTTAAAATACTCCCAATGCTCTAACGCAATCTCGTCAAAGTCCTCAATGTCATCCAATGTTCCATCAATGACTTGTATAACTTCTTCTGCAATCATGCCGTTCTTTTCCACATATAAACAGTTATGTATGGCTGATAGTTAGCATTTGTGCCACTAGAGCCTGTTGTTGATATCGTTGTAGTGATGTTTGCTGTTCCACTATTTGATGTGATATTAAATGTTCCAGAACTATCATCTGGGCTTTGTTTTGCGCCAGGAGGTAGACTGCCTGTATTGAAGTCGTTAGCGTTCTGCCATGTTGTTGTGTGTGTATGACCAGAATCAGTAGAAGTAGCCGTATGGGTGTGGCTTACAGTAATAGCATCTGCGCTACCACCAGTTTCCTCGGCACTATCAAATAAAGAATTACTTGAGTCATAACCAACCATGACACGACCTGCACCAAATGCTGTCCAAGTGCCAAAGCCAAGAAGAGTGCCTGGGTTTGTACTGACACTAGCATTTGTGTAAATAGAGCCAACAGGATAAAGCAACGCAATCGCCGCCTGAACAAACGCAGTAGTTGCTATTGCAGTTGTGCTGTTACCAGAACTCTGAGTCGTTGCAATCGTGCCAGTTGGCAATGTAGGCGTACCAGTAAATGTTGGAGATGCTAAATCTGCCTTAGTCGCAACAGCCGTAGCAATGTTGTTGAACTCTGTGTCAATCTCAGTTCCTTTGACAATCTTTAATGGATTGCCAGAAGATAGGTTGTCTTTGGTAGCAAAGTTCGTGCTTTTGGTGTAATCACTCATGATATTTTCCCTTGTTTAGCCTGTATCTCAATCTTTTGAATTGACAATGGTGTTCCATTTATGTCTGATTCATAACCAGTTTGAACAATCTTTCCTGTGCCAGTTGCAGATACTGTCAATGTCTGTAAAGCCACACCATCACTGTATTCGGCAACAGTCGTAGCATTAGCACCATACTCAGCAATCCCGTAATATGACTCGCCCTGAGTAGGAATCGTATCGTTGTCTGACAAGTAGTTGGTCTTAAAGTCAAAACCCCACTTGAATGTCACAGTCTGATTGCTTCCACCAATCACCACAACCGATAACTTTTTCAAGATAGATGTCTGATTCTGATTGCCAAGGTCAGCATGGTTTGTGTAATACAGCATCCGATAAGAAGATGTGTAATCCTGATAGGTGTTATACAAGCCAATATAGCCATTCTTGCCAATGTAGAGACTTCCATCTCTACGAGACAAGAACGCTGTTGGCTGAATTGAGTCCCAAGTCGTTACCCTAGACGCACCATTTGGCAATATGCCCTTGGTATCAAAGCACCATACAGCACCAATGCTAGGCGTAGTCAACAAGTAAAACGCCTCACGCTCAGAGTAAACAGACTTAATGTTGGCTAATGTTTCACCAGCCACAACGCTCATCAAGTCATTACGGATATTCTTAGATAAGTCCCTCTCAGGCGCAGACTTCTCTTGGATCGTTCTCATCAATGAACGAACACCTGAGTTGGACAAAAACAACACATCTGTGCTTGTGGTCTGAATACTGTCTCTAGCAATGCAACCAATGCCTTCAACTGTGTCACTCAAGGTCATTGAGGAAGGCGTAGTTGCCCCTGCGTAAACCAAGATTTGACGCTTACCAAAGATGAATAAGAAGCCGTTATGAGCCGCTAAACCAGTAATTTGGTCAGCACCATTGACCCAAACATTGTTTACATTCAAAGAACCAGATGTTCCTGTTGACCAAACATGGCCTGCAATCAAGTCACTAAAGTAAACAGTAGCATTGTTAGAGGTAGTATCAGCCGCCCACAAACGACCAAATGCTGATATACAAATGTTTGCATCAGGCACAGTAGCCGCATAGCCTGTCTTCTCAGACACACGCCTATAAGTAGTTGTACTTACGGCAGGGTCATATATCAATGGGTTATGACCAGACTGAAAGAAGTAGGTGATTCCATTTAAAGAAGCACATTGCCAGTTGCTTGCAGTGATAGTAGGTGCTGTACCCCCTCCCCCGTAGGTGAGTTCTGTAACAGCATTAGATGCGCCTAACTTGAATAACTTGTTGTTACCAGCAAACAGCACAGTCAAAGTGCCATCAGCCTGAACTAACTCATGGATAACTTTGACATCATTTGCGCCTAAGTTACCACTTGAGGAATTAACCCTTGACCAACCTTTTCGTGCGCCAATGCGTCCATATTGGTCAATGATGCAATTTGTGGCAACCAAAGCATAGCCTGCCGCTAAATCAAGGGGCGAGTCTTGTGTGTTCAGCCCGTAGAAGCCTGGCGCACTTATGCTGTATGTTGCAATTGCTTGGCTCATGTTGCTACAAATCCTTGGTTCTCAGGATAACGAGTGCCTTCCAATGCTATGTAGTCAGACAACATTGCTTTGTATAGCGAATACGCCTCTGAGGAAGTCAGTCCACCATCCTCGCCACGCTCAACCAAAGCCCTTGCATAGGCATTTTGAGCCACCAAAGTGTCAGGCACTTTAATCACAGTCGCATCAGCAGACAAAGTGGCTTGTGGGACTGTTAAAGAGAATGGGATGCTATACACGCCATCAGGACGTGGATAGAGGGTTACTTTGGTATCGTTGTTACTGTCTACCCCATCAAAGGCGTAATACGCAGGGATTCCGCTTACAGGGGTGGAGAAGTTCTGATACCGATTCATGGTGGCAAAGTCGATATTCTTCATACCAACATTGCCCGTGACATTTATCACATCCTGAACTTGGAACTTCTGACCAGCACCAGTTAATGCGTAGGAATATGTGCCTGAAGTGGTAGATAGGGTAACTGTCGTGCCAAGGACATTCCAAGCATAGGCATCTTCTACTTGACGCTTTGCATCATTGACAAACTTACCGATTAAAGCGGAGTATGTGGTTTCGCTATTCGTAGAGACAGTAGTCTCCCGTAATCGAACCAACACATCGTTAATTAACTCTAGATAGGTCATCTGCTTGCCTTTGCCTTATTCCTTGCGGAAATTGACTTGGCTTTTGCCTTTGCATCTGCCTTGGAAGAAGCACCCCAAGCCTTTAGCGAAAGAAGCAGTCTAGTTGGTTCACCATCCTTGTACTCCGCACCAGCCATATTGCCCATGCGAGCCAAGAAACTTGCTCTGCGAGGATTATCCCCCGACTTTACTGGTGCTTTTAGATTGCCACCAGTTTGTGCATTATAAGATGATCTTCCCTTGGAGTTCAACCCTCCTTTAGGGTTTTTACCTTCGGAGCGTTGCCAAGCGGGAGTTTTCATCACTTCACCTTTTTTGGTTTCTTTGCAGTTTTAGCAGACTCAATAAACGCTTTGGCAGTTGGCGCACCTTTGCTACCAACTTTACGCATCTTCTCGCCAGAGCCTTCAGCGATTCTTTTCTTCTTTGCCCAAATATTGGCATAAAGTCCTTGTTTCATTTCTTCTTCGCCTTACCAGCCTCTGATAATGCAATCGCAATCGCTTGTTTCTGAGACTTGACAACCTTGCCACCCTTGCCTGAGTGCAGATCACCTGCCTTAAACTCACGCATGACTTTGCTAATCTTGGTTTGTGCTTTGGTCTTTTTCATTTGCCACGACCTGTCTTCTTCATCATGTTCGTAGCAGTGCGTTGACCACGCATAGGCATACCTTTAGGCTTTCCAACAGCAACCATAATGGTCACAGGAAGACCCTTTTTCTTGCCATACTCTTTAGCCTCTTTCTCACCCTTTTCAGAGTAAGCGAACTTCTTTTTCCCGACCATAGGCATAGGATTTCCTTTTATTTAAGTAGTTTTCCACCAATGAAGGTAATTACGCCACCAGCCATAGAAGCGATGGTCATACCCATCCAAAAGCCACCTTTTGACTTGTTTGCCAACTCAAGGAGTGCTTTTACATCTTGGGCAAGAGAGTGAACCTCTGTTTGGAGAGCCTCTACTTGAGCCTCCAATTTGCCAAAATCTCTTGCGTCAATTTCACTCATAACAATTGTTCCTTACGGGGTCTACCCATAGGTTTCTTCAAAGTTAGTGTCTGCCTTGTTCCATCAACCTTCTCAACCTCCACAACAGCAGAAGTATCTACCTCTGTGTATTGAGGGTGTCTACGCATCTCAATAATGTCATAGTCCTGTCTGAACTCAACAACATTACCTGATTGATTGCATCTGAACAAAGCCATTTAATTCCTTAATGAAGAAAGGGGGAACAAGTCCCCCAATCTTTAGACCATGCGAACTACAACAATTCGTAAGGTGGTGGATGCCAAGTCAGCAGTTGAGCCAGACTCGTTTTGGATACGGAATTTGACAGTATCTGCGGCTGAGACATAACCTGTCACAGTCAAACCTACCAAATCAACGCCCAAAGATGCACCGATAACCATGTCACCCAAGGCAACGCCTGGGATCGTAATGTCATCAGTCTCGCCTGCGCCATCAACCAATGAACCTGCGTTCAAAGTTGCTTTAACAGCCCATGTATCGCTAAACAAACCACGGAATTGGTCTGTACCTCTGCGAGTAGTTACTGCGGATGCGGTTGCCATGTATTTCTCCTAATTAAGTTAAAAAAGTCCCCCCACCACTGGGGCAGGGGGCGCAACTGCAATTAGGCTGGTACTGCCAATGCGAACATTGCTGAAGACTTAGCGGCTCCAACAGTGGCGGCACTACGCAGAGCGGCTACACCATAGAGTGTGTCAGAAGTGAACAATGTAGCAAGGTATTCTTGCTTGTATTGCACTTGTGAACGCACACCAACTTGCTCAACCAGAACCATAGCGTCCTTGTGACCCATCAAGCAAACACGGGCGGCTCCTGAACCAGAAGTCGTATCAGCGTTGCTAGAAGTGAACACAGGGATACCATAAAGGTTACCGATTTCACCAGTACGGATAGCGTTGCCATTACCCACGAAAGCCTGCTCTGTATAACGAGCCAAGCCCATCAATGTGTTACGGCTTGAGGGTGGGATGAGGAAGAAACGATTGTCCATAGGAGTATCGTTGTCATCCAAACGCTGAATGGTGCGGCGAATTGCGGCATCAGTCAAAGCAGACTCGTTGTTGCTTGCGGCAACATACGCTGTCGTGCCATCACCACCAATGTAGGCGGCGGCATAAGCGGCGGCTCCTGCTGTACCACCATTTGCAGAACGACCCAACTGAACTAAGTCTGTATCGACTTGTTTAGCCAAGGCATAGCCTGCGTCTGAGGTATAGAAGTTACGCATAGAGTTCAGGGCTTGTGCCTCAACAATATCTTCGATCAAGCGGCTATATTCATAGTGCTTGTTGATAGATACTTGAACTTCTGACTCGGTAGCGGCAATCAAAGTGACTGCTGTCTCAGCGGCTTTAGCAGAAGCAGAACCACGAGTAGGTGCAGGAATGTGAACTGTGTCACCTTTCTTGCCCTTGAAGTTCATCTTCATAACCAAGTTGGCTAAAACTAGGTTCTTTTTATAAGCCGCTACGATCTCGTCCGACCAAATTTCAGGGATGAAATTAGCCGCTGTGGTGGTAGTAACTGAGTTACTGGGGGAAAATGAGGTTGCCATGTTAAATCTCCAAAAAACGATAAGTTAAATTACTTAACCCTTCCCTCTGCGTAGGCTTGCATGATCTCTTCAGACAAGGCTTCGTATCGGTTCGGGTCTGTCATCTTCAGCCGAATAAGGTCAGCCCTTCTATAAACTCTCTTAGAACTCTCTCCAGTACCACCTACATCAACTGCGGCGGCTTTAAGGTTAGTCTTGCGTTGGGTTTCACCAGCATCGCTAGTCTGTTTAGCCTTAACACCCTTTAGTTGCTTGTAAGTCGATAACAACTCGTTTGCACTGTCATAGTCAAACTCACCATCAGCCTTTGCATACAACCCTAGCCGAACAGGGGAGGATTTCACCCAGTTCTGAAAGTCCGTATCTTGTGCAATCTGCCCAAAATCAGGATGTTCTTGCGCTAACTTCTGCTGAATTTGCATCTTTTTGAAGTCTAGAGCCGCTTGGCGACCCGCTACTACATCAGGATGACTATCAACTGTCTTACGAATCGCCTCTTTTGGATTCTCAAAGAAATCTACTTCAGGCTCAACTTGCTCAATAGGTTGTTTGTTAGAACTAAGGTTCTGCTTTATGAGTTCATCTGCCAGTTTTCGGACTTCACCTACCTCTTGCGCTTGCTTTCCAATCAACTTTTCAGCCTCTTGGTGCATCCTTATGACTTCTTCTAAACTCTTTTCCCTGTATTTCTCAGGGAGTTCAGCGATAGTCGGTGCTTCAGGTAGTTGTTTTTGTTCCTCAACTATGTCTAACTCACTTGGCGACTCGTCTTCTTTATCAATCAACATATTCTTTCTTTTTCCTGCCGTTATCGGTTCTAGGACATTAAACTCGGCATTTCTGCTTACGAGTTCTCTTTTTGCTCTTGCTTTAGTTTGTCACGATGTTTCTTGTCAAATTTCATCCATGAGGAGGGAAAATGACCAGACCACCCTTCCAAATTAACGCTTGGGGCACTTACTATGCGGTTGGCTGTCACACCGCAACTTGAACACCGAACTTCATCTGTCTCATAATCAGTGAGTTTCTCGGTGAGATGTCCACTTACGCAGACAAATTCATAAATTCTTTTCATTCAATTCCTCATACGCTTGTGTGCTGACCTGTTTAAGGGTTTTTAGCCACGTTAGGATAGAAAGTTCGCCTTTTTTGAATTGTAGGCTTTTTTCATCAGGGATTGTACTAATATTGTTCAACGAATTGATCATGTTGTCAATATCGTCCATTAAGTCCTTCCACCCGTCCGTTGACATCATGTCAAAGCGGGACTCATAATATTTTTGGAGGTCAGGACTCACTTAGTTGCTCCTCAGTAGGGCGTGGCAATGTTGGGTGTTCCCACTTGGCTATGTAATCGCCTTTTCCGTCAGAGTCGTTTTGTAAGCGTATGGTGTTCAAGAAATCTGCGTCTTGCAATTCAGGATAAATTGTTTTAATTTTTTCGTAAAGTGTCATTATGCGTTCCTTACCATTGCACCGCTAAAAGTATTATTGCCTGTTCCAGTTTGTAAAACTAATGCTCCACCAGAACTCTGCCAAGCATAAATTTCAATATAATCTGTTGAGCCGTTACAAGAAATAACACTTGATACAACGCATAAACCACCAACAGTTGTGTTGTTAATAATGCCACTTCCATAGGTATACAAAGAACCATTTTTATATATAGCAATCATGGAAAAGCCAATGGCTGAACCAGTAAATCCCACATTAGCATTTATTTGATAATAGCCAGCAACAGTTGGGGTAAAACGATAATTTGTTGTTGGGTCGTAATTTGAATTTGTATCAAAAAGTTCGACATTATATTGAACTTTAGTAAAGGTAGAACTTCCAAAAGATTGTGCCGTAACTGTATTAGCACTAAATGCTGGCATATTGCCACTAACCATCATTGTTCCAGTAGCCGCAGGCATCGTTACTGTGGTTGTTCCAGCCACAGCACTTGGAATAATAGTTGTCGTTCCACTTGTAGAACCAGACATGACAATAGAACCCGTCATTTGGGTTATGCCACTTGTGCCATCTAGCGTCATTGCCATATTACTGCCCTTCCAAAGCCACCACACGGGCGGTTAGTGCGTTGATTGTTTCGGCTTGTTGGTCGTTTATAGCCTTGAGTTCTTGGATTGACTTTATAAGCATTGGGACAAAAACGCTATATTTAACGCTCTTAGTAGTTGTTCCAAGGTCGTTTCCTTCAACATCTTTGTCATTTGTTTCCTCAATCATTGCAGGAAAAATTTGTTGAAGTTCTTGAGCAATTACGCCAATTTGTTTATGTCGCTCATAACCAATATCGCTCTTTAAGTTGTAATTAACTACGCGAATTTGACACAACTTTTCCAGTTTTGGCGTAGCGTCAACAATGTTCTCTTTAAGTTTCATATCAGAGATTGCGCCATAACTATTATTAGTATTTGTAATATTTCCATTTCCGTAAATAAATATATTATTTGTTGAGCCACTAGACTGACCAATAAAATGCGACCAACTTGTACTTGCAGAAGATGATGTAGTAGAACGATAAACTGCTTGTGCATACGATGCGTTAGTTGATTCTGCATAAATAGCAACATCAGATGTTGTACTAACAGATGAGGCAATTCGTTTGTTTGTTAAACTTGTAGTCCCCACCAGCAAGTTACCGCTTGAGTCAAGAGTCATTGCTTGGGTAAACGATATTGCGTTACCAGCAGTTCCAGAGGGGGCGTTGTACCAAATATGTTGCCCAGTTGCCTGTTGATATAACGATACCGCATAACTACTGATCTTGTATTTCCAGCCTCCAGATGAGTTATATGCATTTGTACCAACATCTAACTCATAACCACCGCTTCCATTTGAGAATGAACTAACAGAGCCAATTCCATATAAATCTAATGCTCTATTATTACTTCCCCAAGCACTAGGCGTAACACCAATCCCCACATTTTGTGAGGTATCAATAGTTACCGCAGTAGTACCAGCAGTTTGTAGTGCTAGTACGCCAGAATTGTCACCAGAAGCAATGAAGCCACCAGCACCAGCAGTAGATGCGTTTAGGGTTGTGGTCATGCTAGTTGTTCCTGAGTTGGTTTAGCAAGGGTTGGATGTTCCCATTTGGCTATGTAATCGCCTTTGCCGTCAGAGTCGTTTTGTAAGCGTATGGTGTCCATGAAGTCTTTGTCTTCAAGTTGTGGGTATAGGGCTTTTATTTTTTCGTAGAGTGTCATCATGCGCTCCTAATCATTGCGGCTTGAAAATAGTTATCAAGAACTGCCGTAATTGCTGTACTTAAAGTCCCAGTACCAGAAAGCAAAACATAATATTCAATGTAATCAGTTGAACCATTTAAATATACTAAAGAAGAAACACTAGACCTTGCATCAGTAGCCGTAATATCAGTACCATATTTGTATCCTGACCCATTTTTATAAATTGCGGGGATTATGCGAGTTAGAGTTGATGTTGAAGTTGCATTGGTTTGCCCATTTACTTGATAGTATCCAGCAACAGTAGGCGTAAAACGATAATTTGTAGCATTATCGTAATTTGAATTTGTATCAAATTCCTCTGTGTTTACTTGAACTTTTGTAAATGTACCAGCGGAAATTGTTTGTGAATTATTTGCATAAGCACTAAACGCTGGCATATTGCCACTAACCATTACAGTACCCGTTGCGGCTGGTAGCGTAAGCGTAGTAGAACCAGACACCGCTGGCGCTTGTAGCGTTATCGTTCCGCTTGTGTCTCCAGCAATAATTACTTGACTCATGCTTATCCTTTAAAGAACAACCCAACGCTGACCAGATGCAACTGTCACCGCTTGACCGCTTGCCACAGTTATTGGGCCAACCGAGAATCCATTGTTTCCGCTTGCTATCGTGTAACTAGCACTTACAGTCGCTGAGTTAATGTTTATGCCGTTTGATGAGATATGCGCTGGCGCACTTAACTCACCCGTACTTGGCTTATACAAATACTTGGTGTTACCTGTATAGATTGTTGTTGGCGTACCAGAGGTAGCCGCCGCAAACAATGGATACAAGTTAGTCGATGTAGTCGTGTCATTGCTAATGCTTGCACCAGCAGTTACTGTTGCCCAAGATGAGTTAGTTCCATCTGTGGTCAGATACTTACCTGAGTTACTTGTCTGACTAGGTGCTAGAGCATTGAAACCCAATGTTGCCGTAGTCTGTCCTGTACCGCCATTAGCAATAGCCACAGTACCTGTAACATTGGATGCAGTTCCCGTAGTATTCTGATTCAGCGTAGGAATGTCAGCGGCAACAACTGCCCTGAATGTTGGTACTCCTGCGCTTCCATTGGGTGCGGCTAAAAAATAGTTAGCAGTCTTAGAAGCATAGGGATTTTGTGTATCACCATATCCAGATGCCAAGGAAATAGCAGGGGTAGTACCACCACTAGATGCAACTGGAGAAGTTCCTGTTACAGAAGTAACTGTTCCTGTATACGCATCATTAGAAGTGATAGTGAAATTAGGATAAGTGCCAGTAATACTTGTAGTACCAGCACCTGTTAGTGCAACTGTCTGATCTGGAGCAGAATTGGTGATAGTGACAGCACCAGTAGCACCTGAGACTGAAATACCAGTTCCTGCCACCGCAGAAGTAACGCCTGTATTGGCAACAGTAATCGAGCCAGCCCCATTAGTGACGCTAATTGCAGTTCCTGCTGTCAACGCATGGGATTCCCAAAGGGAAGTAGTTGCGTTCCAAATGATTGTGTGACCATTACTAGGAGACTGAGCAGACACATTGTGCAACTCATCCAATTCATAGCCGTTTTGTATTCTTACCTCAATAGAGCCTTGATTTACATGGCTACGAGTGACAACGCCAACATAGACCAAATGGTTTGGCGCATATTGCTTGGTAGAAGTGTATGTGCCTGCCGTTGTAGAACTGAGATACAACTGTGTACCAGCGGCAAATGCAGATGTGTCTAGCCCTGCAATATCTCCTGCAAGAATTGCATACCCATTGTTGTTATTTGAAATATCAGCAAAGATCAAGCCAATAGTTTGTGCTGATGTTGTGTCCCCTGATGCAAGAGCCTTGGTTACAGTCGCTTTATTGCCTGAAGCACCATTGATATAAACAACTGTGCCTTTGGTTAGCGTTGCGCCTGTTTCATTTCTAACTTGAGAGATTAGTCTTGGGGAAGAATAAACCGCAAGATCAGCCGTTGAGCCTGTCGTTGTTACAGTAACGCTTGTATCCGTAGAGGTTACAAACTGTAATGTCTCAGACTGATCAATCTTTTGCCAAACAGAGCCATTAAACACCAACCAATCGCCAACTTGCCAATCAGTAATGCCGTTTAAGTTAGTGCTTCCTGCTGTTGCAACGATGTAGTAGTAACCATTCGTGCCTGTGCTACTAGCCAATGTAGGCGTATTGGTAGATGCGTTCCAAGTGCCTTGGTAACTCAGTCCACCAGCGACAGATGCCCAAGAAAGGGCTGTTCCATTGGTAGTTAGGTACTTACCTGAGTTTCCTGTTTGACTAGGAATCAGGTTATTGATTTGGGTTTGTAGGGAGGCTAGGGTATCAAGGACAGACTGAGAAGTGCCGCCACCATTAGTAATAACTTTGATGGATTCCGCAAGGTCAGGAGCAACAACTTCACCAACATTGAGTTCAACACCACTAGAAAGGCTAATAATAAGGCTACCATCAAAATCGATACGAGCAGAGGTGACAGACACACCATCAATACCATCCACTCCATCACGCCCATCTCGACCATCTTCGCCTTTAACTCCCTGAACGCCTTGCTTTCCGTCACGTCCGTCTTTGCCATTGCGTCCATCCCTTCCGTCTTTGCCGTCTTTTCCATCTTTGATGGTGGCAACTCGTTTTTCAATGGCGTTTCCCACTTCGTCATAGCGGGAACGGATGTCAGATTCAATTTTTTTGAGGGCATCAACTACCAAGCCCACATTCTCACCAATGCGTTGCTTTTGAACCTCTTTTGCTTGGGCGACAGAAGCCTTAATACCCTCCAAAACAGCGAGTTGCTGTTCTGAATTCATGTTTTTAAGGATTAACTCCTTGGCTAGGCTTTCAATATCCATTATTCACCCTTTGGTGGGGTTGAAGATAGTTGTTTTGTCAGTTGGTCAAGGAAGTCTTGCTCCATTCCTTGCACTTTGTTCTGTTTATCAGCCATCTGCAACTCAACAATCTTGGATTTGTTCTTGATGTCTGCTTCTTTGAGCATCAACTCCGCAATCTTAACCCTTTTATCGAACTCACGGCTTGCCGCTTCATCCTGATTGGGTAGATTTTTGGTCAAAGATGCACTCATCTTGGCTTGCACCTCTTGTGGCATCAACTGAGCCTCGACTGTCAACTTGGTAGCCTCTGCACGATTCTGTTCTGCCTGAGTAGTCTGAACCGCAATCTGCGCTTGAGCCGCTTGCAGAGCCAATTGTTGCTGAACTTGTGCCAATTGCTGTGCTTGCTCGTCTGGTTGGCTCATCTTATCCAAGGCTTGCATCAACTCGTACCTATTAGATAGGCTTGAATTGGACAAAATACCCTTCAATATGATTGGCAACACAGGAGTATTTGGGCCAAGCGTCTGCAAAAGACCAATAAACTGCTGTTGCTCGTACTCTCTA